ATAATCCATTAAATTGTTTACCATAGGCACTTCAAACTTACTGTTCTCTATAAGCTCACTTGCAGGTTTACAATTATAAAATCTATCTCTTAATCTTAATGCTTTGTCTCTGTCTTTAACAGTAAACACATCCCACCTTTCAGCTTTGGCTAATTTATATTCTTTATTTGCCTTTGTCTTTACATCTAAAAACAAACACTCATTAAATTTATCCTCTTCTAATATACTTGCGTGGAATAAATAACCTTGTGCAAGTGCATCAGATTCAGTAGGTAAGTTTATGTTGTTTAAATATTCTAATGGCGATTTAAGTAGTTGACTTATTGCACTACTTGATAAACAAGCTTTTGCTAAGTAGCCATAATAAAAACTATCTTCTATTGCTTTTTGTGTGAGCTCATGTCTATCATGTATCTCATTGTCTAGTGTGATAATTGGTTCTTTCATATTAATTACAGTTTAAATTATATTGATAAGAGGTATAAGATTCCCAACATCCACCATCCATATAATATGTTACAACTTCATTATTATAACCGTCTCTGCATAAGTAAATATACTTAACCGAAGTGTTTTCGTACTCTACATGATAAGGTTCGTTATAAGGTGCTGAAGGGTAATGACTCAAGTCGCAATTATCACTGCAACTTAAAAGTGTACATAAAAATAATGTGTAGATTAATGTTCTCATATCTCTTTGTTTTCAACACAAAGTTAATAAAAGAACTGATATAAACAAGTATTACATGAAATTCTTTTTCCAAACATCCATACCTACTGCATAGCGTTGTTTAGTATCTGGGTATTCAAGAATCATTTTAGCATTGTTCATGAACCTTGCCATGAAACTAGCTTTCTGTTCGTACTTTTTAGGTTTTAGTAATGGCATATATAAATAACAATTATAACTTATTGTGTACCTTAGAATTTACACTTTTTGCAATCCCATTTTTCACCCATTTGATTTATATACTTCTTAAATTCTTTTGGTTCTTTGTAGTAAGTCCAACGTTTATCATAATATATACCAGATACTTTACATTTTTCTAATGGTATATTTACATCATCATTATCAAAGTCATGCTCTACTTTAAGCACTGCTGATTTATTAGTGTGCCAAGAATCACAAATCCTTTCAAGTAGTAATCTTTGACCTGTTGGTATCTTGTTAAATTTATATTTAACTTCTATAAGAATAAGAACCTCATTATCGAACTCTAAAACAGCATCAATATCAGAGGGATGCAACTTACCATTTTGTATTCCAGTAAAATCAATGACTTGTTTTACACGTTTTCGATTTCTAATTAATCCTTTGGTTTCAGTCATTGTTATATTCTTTATATACAGTGTATAATTGGTCGTGTAAGTTTTTCTTAAAACAAGACGTACAACTTGTCATTGACATTTTTTGATGAAATATTCTATTGCCTATTTTTAATAATTTTTCCTGTGTTTTAGGATGTACAGTAGATTTTGATTCACTGAAATATTTATCTAAGTATTCATATTCGCTTTGTGTTAAACACTCTGGCTTTTTATAGGGGAATAGTTTATTTAATTTTTCCTTACGCTCTTTACACCCACAATCCTCTCCAAGTACCCACTTAGCTACTTTTGCAATTCCAGTTGCTTCTAGTACCTTTTCGACTGTATCTCCAAGTCCCTTAGCTTTTGTATTTTTTGTATTCTTCTTTGGTTTTCTTTCTAATTTTTTCTTTGGCATTTGTTAATGTATTAAATATTGAACTTAAACTTATTTTAGTTTCTTTACTAATATCTCGCATACTCATATCAGTATTTAGATATAACTTAGTAAGCTTTTTATCGTACCAATACCACTCTTCAATTACGCCCTCTATTTTATTGTACAATGCCTCTAAGTTAACTTTTTTTTTATAATTATCATTATATTCATCAACATCATAAACTATTTGATTCATAATATAATTAAATTTTTCAGTGTCTATATCTGAAAATAACACTGTTTTTTTATTCTTGTTATAATTTGTAAACTTACTATAATATAAATTTCTTAATGTAATATATATATAAAATGTATTAATTTCAGTTTCATTATACATAATTCTCTTTACATCTTTTGTATAATCATACATTCTTAAATACATCTCTTGTACTAATTCATTTGCATCACTATTATTCAATTTAAAACTCTTAGCCATATTTAGCCATTCATTATGCCTTTTAGCTAATATGTCAAGTATTTTAGAGCTCATCTTTAAATATTATGTCTCTAAGTTGTTCAAATGAATTTATAACATAGTAGTTCCCTTGCCATTCAGCTTGAAATCTAACTTCGTCTGGTGTAAGCTTTTGTTGTCTAAGTGGTTTGTCTCCGTCTTTAATCTCTATTAAATAGTTATTAAATTTGTAACCTACAATAATATCTGGAGCACCTTTTCCTAATTGATGAGTGTGGAGGACAGAGCATCCTACCTCTCTTATTTGTGAGACAATCTTTTTTTGGTTAGCATCTACTCTTGCTCGTTTTCGCATCTAATATTATCAACTTCATCAAAGGGTGTTTGATTGTTAAAATAATATCTGTTTGACTTTCTATGATATGTTATGCCTTCTATATCTTGAGGATAACCTACCAGTTTTTGTTTCTTTATTTTCTGACTGCCAAATGTAACTTGAGTATTACTAAAATCTAATGCTCTATTCGGTCTCCATACAAAAAGTACATTATCGCTTTTATCAGCAAATGTACCACCACCTTTTATTCTATTAACATCTGGCTTGAAATACCTGCCATCATTATCTTTTTGTGGTGTAACTTGGTGTGCAACTAAATGAACTGATATTTTATTCTCTACAGAAAACCTTTTAAGTTCACTCATAAATCTACTAATATATAAATCTTCTCTTTCACCTCTTTGCATCCTGTGTTGTACAGTATTGTATGGGTCAATAATCAATGAACGTATTCCTTTTGTCTTAACTAAAAACTTAGCTCTTTCAAATATATCCTCTAATTTATAACTTTTTTTTGGATATATAATAAAAAAATGCTTTTTCATAAACTCCATACCTTTTTTAAACTCAGCTTCACTCATATAATTATTCTCATAAAAAGGGTCTGAACTTTTGCCTATATAACACTCAATCAAGTCATGGAAGAAATCATTTATAGGCATATTCTCTGGGCTAAATACTGCAAACTTCCAACCATCATGAAACGCTTTTAATACAGATAATTGATTTAAGAACATACTTTTTCCTTCATTTTGATAGCCAGTCCAAATGTTTACCTCTCCGTTTCTCCAAGTCCATGCCCTATCTATACAGTCTATGTGAGTAGTAGAACCTCTCTCTTGTCCGTTCTTATACCCATCTAACATACTATCGTAAATATCATCAACACTAAATATGCCTTCTATTTTAGGCACTCTAGCGTGTTTAAATCTATGTTGTAAAGATTCTATGCCTTCATTAAGTAAAACCTCATTTGCATCTTTGTAAGGATTTGTATCAATTAATCTAATTTTTTCAGCACCAATTCTTCTTATAAGTTCCTCTTCTAAATACCTTCCGTTTTCATCATTATCAGTACACAAATAAACTGCTTTTGCATTGTCAAACACTTCATAACAATTTGTTATACATTCTAGTTTTTTGTCTAAGTTTTTGTCTCTGGCATTTGGTGCACCCATATTTACAGAAGTATGCCAAGTAAAACCTGCAACCTCCCAACTAAGTGAATCAAATTCACCTTCACACAGTATTACAAAATCTTGATTTACTACCCTGTCGTAATTAAATATAATAGGTTGACCGTTTCTAGATTGAGTAAATGTTTTATTATCAATGCCTCTAGTTTTATAATTTAATAGTTCATTGTTTTTTAAATATGGAAACACAACACTTTTGCCATCTTTAGTAGTTGTAATTTTATTGCTTTCTATAACCTCATTTGTTATACCTCTACTATTAAGAAACTTAATGGCACTTGAATTTATTTTCTTTAAATTATTGGTAGTTGGTTTAGTATATGTTTTTTCTTGCTTCATTTTGTTAGGGTTTACAGAACCGTTCCAACCACAATGGTGGCAGTGATATAGTCCATCGTCTAGGTTTATTGACAAAGAGGTATCTCTTTTATTTTTCCTAGTATGACTACATTTTGGGCACTTTACCTTCTGTTGAGAGTATTTGCCTTTGGGTACGATTCCAATTTTTTCAAAGTTTTCTTGCATAGTAATTTTTTTTGTGTATATTTTATATTACACTATG